GGCGCAGAGGTGACTCTTGCCAAAGGAACACTTATGGGTCGCGTTTCTGCGACTCAAAAATTAAAACCATTGGTATCAACAGCCAGTGATGGAAGTCAATTCCCTGTGGGCATCCTTGCGGATGATTACACCGTGGATTACCTTGAATCGGCAACCGTATTTATCTGCACAGCAGGTGATGTTGCTGAAGAGCTTGTTGTCCTTGCATCGGGCGACACGTTTAACACCGTTATTTCAAGCCGCTCAATTCGCGACAGGATTGCGGCCGATACCGTAGGAATTAACCTTGTTTCCGGCCAAGCTCAGGACGGAATCGACAATCAATAATTAAGAAATGGCAACAATACCAGCTTCACAAGCGAGAGCGCAATTTACGCAGGCACTCGTTGACACTTACAAGGAAATCGTTCCTGTAAAAGGTTTTTTGCGTTCTTTTTTTCCAACCGTGGAAAAATCGTCCAAGTACCTGAGCATCGAAGCCTCCAGAGGTTTTGAATTGATTGCTCTTGATACGCTTCGCGGAACAGAAGGTAAGAGAAATGTTTTCGGGAAATCAACCGAGAAAATTTTCTTGCCTCCGTATTTCCGTGAGTATTTCGACATGACGGATCTTGACCTGTACGATGTACTAATGGGCCAAGAGAACATCACTGGCGAGCAGTTCGGTGAGTTGAGACTGCAGGCAGCTGAGAAGTTGCAAGTGTTGATCAACAAGATCGAGCGTGCTTACGAATTGCAATGTGCGCAAGTTTTGGAAACGGGAGTTGTAACCCTTAACACCGGCGATAACATTGACTTTTTCCGCGATGCGGCATCATTGGTTGACTATACCGGAACTCCATGGACAAACGGTGCAATCAATCCTTACGATCAATTGGAATCAGGTTGTAATTTCCTCCGCACCAAAGGCAAAAGCCAAGGTGCAGTTGTAAATGCAATCATGGGTTCGGAAGCGTTCAACGCGTTCTTAAACAACACCATTGTAAAAGGCAGAGCTGACGTTCTTAATTTTTCGTTGGACTTCATCCGCGAGCCTCAGCGTAATGCTGTTGGAGCTGCATTACACGGTCGTGTGAGCGTTGGTTCATACTTGGTGAACATTTGGACATACCCTGAATTCTATGAGGAAACTGCAGGAACTGCGATTCCTTATGTGAATTCAAAGAATGTAATTTTGTTGCCGGAAAACCCGCGTTTCAGACTTGCATTTGCTGCCGTTCCGCAGTTAATTGACGGAGCATCGCAAAATGTGAGAGGTGCTTATAAGGTTTCTGAATTCCGCGACGAGAGACAAGCAAGCCACATCGTTGATGTGCAGTCTGCAGGTCTTGCCATCCCTGTTGCGGTTGACCAGATTTGGACTGCCGAGGTTGTAGCTTAATCATTTCACACCCACTGATTATGAGAACATTTAAAATCAAAGCCTTGTCCGTTTCGGGACGAGGTAAAAAAATCTTCAAAGCGCGGGAAACCGCGCGCGAGTATGAACTCCCGGCAGGAGCAATTGACAAGTTGATTGCGGGCGGATACATCGAGGAGGTTAAGGACGCCCCGGTTACCACCGCAAAAAAGCAAGTTGACGAAATGCCGGAGAAAAATACCAGCGACGCAAAGCCTGAGAAATCAGTTCCTGCGCCGTCAAAGAACGGAAAAAAGTAATTTTTTTTAATTCATGAAAAAAGGGCATTCGAGTAATTTCGCAATGCCTTTTTTTATAAATACGCACCGATGGGATTAATGGACGAGATTAATTTGGACATTCAGGACATTACGGGCAACCTTAATGAGTTCGGCGTGTCGATTACTTTCACCGCCCCAACGGGCGAGACTGCCACCGTGGTTGGAACTGCGTCAAAGCACTTTATGAATTTTGATTTCGATTCCGGCAAAAATGTAAACTCTCAAAATGCGCACGTCACCGTGTCCGAGGCATTTTTAATTGCTGCGGATTACCCGGTTCGGAATCCTGCAGGAAATGTCAACATGAAGCGCCACCGGGTTTCGTATATCGACAGCACCGGAGTTGCGGGATCATACGAAATTCTTGAGCAGTTTCCTGACCAAGCAATTGGATTAATTGTATTTATTCTTGGAACTCGCGCAGCATGACATTAATACCCGGCATAATACCACAGCAGAACTTCGAACGCATCCGCGATCGGATTGGCGTGATTTTATTTCAAGAATTGGAGAGCCAATGGTTGCGCACTGGCGACAATGATCTGCGCAAGCCACTTGATCAAGGCGAAACCTATGCCAATGCTGACGGCATGGCTGTATGGAACGAAAGAATTGTGCCGTTTGACCACGCGGAAATGCCTTGCATTAATGTTGGCTACAATGGCGCTCCGTATGAAAGCAACAACCCGCTGTGGAGCGACGGGGTAAACACGTTTTTTATCGATGTTTACTGCGCCTCAGCAGCCACGGAAGACGATGAGGCCGACACGTTGGCCGCATACAAGCTGCAAAAAATTATCGGCAAAATTCGTTTTATTTTAAGGCATTCGTATTACAGGACGCTTGGATTTGCTCCGGGGTTTATTGGAGGCACTCGAATTGCATCGATTGAAATAGCAGACCCCAAGGCCACGCAGGACGCAAACGGCTGCGTTATGGGGCGTTTAATTTTTGAAGTTAAGGCAACGGAGGACGTGACGCCATTGGAGCCTGTGGATGCGTCTAATTTTATGACAACCGTTACTTTATTTGAGAGCGACAAGGGTTATGTTTGGATTGGTGATTATTAATCAGGGAGCATGGACGTACTAATAATTGAAACCCTTAACGGGGGAGACATAGTAAAGAGAGGAAACGACGTTACCACGGCAGCGGGGTGGGAGAATATGCCTTACATCGCCATGTTTGGCGGTAATGTTCGCCAGTCAACACCAACGAGGCGAATCGAAGGTGAATTAAATTTTGATTTTTGGGGCAATGCTTACGAAAGCGACCCAGTCGTGCAAATAAATTCCCAAACCGAGCGAGTTTTGATGACAACAGCGCTGACATCAACAGGTCGCGTTTTGATTGAAAACGCGGTGAAAGCTGACTTGGCATTTATGTCGGAGTTTGCCGATGTAACCGTGAACGTGTCCATTGTAAGCGACGACAGGGTGCAGATTGACATTTCAATTATTGAGCCAACCAACTTGCAGAACAGGAATTTTAGGTATTTGTGGGACTCCACGTTGGGAGGATTGTCAGTTGATGGGGATAATGGTTACGCTCCGCCATTGCAGGGCGTTGGATATTGGTTTATTGAGGATGATTTTGTGGTTAATTAAACGGATGGCCGCCTACGGCTGAAAAAAAATGAGTGTAGTATCATTGGCGACATTAAAAAGCTACTTCGAAACCGGGGACAAACCAACGCAGGCGGAGTTTGAAAATCTGATTGACACGTTGGGGCAGTTTGTTGGGGTGCTTGTGCCGTTTAAATTGGAGTTAAGCACGGCGGAGTGCATGGCTGCGGACCAATACCAAATTCCTGAGTTAACAGCGTTGCCTGCTGGTCAAATGTGGCAAATCGTAGGGCAGCCAATTTTAAAATACAATTTTGTTGATGTTGATTTTGATGTCTTAGTGGTGACAATTGACCACAGAACAGCATCTGGGTATTATTTTAAAGCCGAGATAAGCGTTTTTAACACAGCCACGCAGTCGACGGTTTTTACCGTGAATTCACAATCAGGTTCTGTTATGAAAAGCATTTTAGTGGAAAGCGACTCTGTTGTGGCTACGGTTTTTACCCCTGCCACCGTTGGCGACGCCTCGGTTACCATTTACGGATTCGCAAGAATAATCACCCTATAACCATGGCATCAACATACAATTTCCCAAACCACATCACAGGCGACACATATCGCGGGGCGGTTATTACTTTAACCGATGCCGATGGCAACCCAATTGACATTCAGGATGCCGCTGTGGCGATGAGGTTTCGCCTTGGCAGCAAATCGGGAACGGAATTTAACGATTTTGAAATTTCCATTACCAACGGAGCAGCCGGACAAATAACTATCCCGGAGCAGCCAGTTGATTGGGAGCCGGGCGTGTGGTTTTACGACATGGAGGTTACCACCTACGAAGACCAAGTGACCACATACATGGAAGGCACAATGAAAGTAATTCAATCCGTGACCAACTAATCCATGGCAGACCAAATAAATATAACCGTTGTCGAGAATGTCGCTGTAATTAATATTACGGTTGACAACTCTGTGCCGGACATTACGGTCGAGGTTTCCGAGGGAGGAGGAGGAGGTGGAGAAGGTCCGCAAGGGCCAACAGGCCCAACCGGTGCAACGGGACCAACAGGACCTCAAGGGCCGGAAGGCCCACAAGGAGAAACAGGGCCGGCAGGTGCAAATGGTTATTCAGCAGGGGTGATTGGTGAATGGCGAATTCAAACAACGGTCGGCGGAAGCCCTACATCTGGGCATATTAGATACGATAACGCCACGCAGATTAATTCGGCCAATTTGCACATTGACAATTTTACGATTGACGGAATTGACCTTAAATTAATATTGGAGTTAATTGTTGAAACCGACCTGTTGTTAATTCAGGATGATAACGATTCTGCAAATTTTCAAATTTGGGAGGTTTCTGGCGCACCCATTCCAAATACACCGGATGAATATCTTGTTGTACCGGTA